GGCAACTGCATTTTTAAAAGATAGCGTAACTGCAGGAGTTGCGCTTACTGTATACGAAAAGACTGGAACTTTTGTTCCCAATGAAAAATTAATTTTTAATGGTATTGAAGATGGAAGAATCGCAATTGCGGTTACTGAACACGGAATATCAAAAGTTAAATCTTTATATGGGACAACCAACGGAGTTATTGGAATTAATACATTTAGTGCTGATGTAATTCAGTCAGTTTCTTCTAGAATTGGTATTGCAACAGTTTCTGCTTTTTCTGGTGGAGTAAGTACTATTAGAAGTTCTAATGAATCTTTCCCAGGAACTCTTGTAAAGGTTGGAGATTTGGTGCGATATAGTGATTTGTCAAGATCTACAGATCCTATAACCGCAAAGGTCATTAGCATCGCATCTAACTCTATAAATGTTTCCGGAGTTACAACTGTAACTGGAGTTACTAGTGGAGAACTTCCGGGTTCAAATTTAGATGTAACAGATTTAAGAATACTTACAACTAGATTAGAGGAATCTACAGACAATACACTGTTTACTCGTTTACCAAAAGGTAATATTTCAAATGTTGATCTTACAGATGCATATCTCACTATAAGAAAAACTTTTACTGTTAATATTTCAGGAAATCAAATTACAACTGGAACTCTTCCAACAGCTGGAGATAATGAAGTTTTTCTACCATTTGCTCCAAACAGATATTCTTTGATAAGATCTGATGGAAACACTGAAGTATTAACTGCTGATAAATTTGATTTTGGTTCTGGATCAACTTGCCAGATTCGCAATTTGGGATCAAATGATACTGGTGCAACATTAGTTACTACTCTTAGAAAATCAAAACCAAAAGCAAAAATAAAAAATATTAATAAAGTAAATTCGGTTATCATCGATAAATCAAAATACTCCGGTTCTGGTGTTGGCGCAACTACACTTAATGATGGATTAACCTATGGCAACTATCCATATGGGACAAGAGTTCAAGATGAAATAATTTCACTTAATGTTCCAGATATTATCGAAATACACGGAATTTTTGAATCCGCAGATACGTCTAATCCATCTGCTCCAAGGATGACTTTAGCTGCTCTGAACAGTCCAACTACAACTACAAGTGATCTTGTTCTTGGAGAACTTTTAATCGGACAAGCAAGTGGTGCGGTTGCAATTCTTGCAGAGAAGAACTCTGATTCCGTTGTTTCATTTGTGTATAAAAATCAAATTGAATTTAGAGAGGGAGAAACTGTTACTTTCCAAAATTCAAATGTAACCGGAACAATAACATCAATTAATTCTTTGAGTTTTGAGATTTCTTCAAATTATACATTCTCTAGTGGACAAGAAAAATCTTTTTATGACTACGGATTCATTAAGAGAAAAACTGACTCGGAGGAACCATCTAAAAGATTAAAAGTATATTTTTCTAGTGGATTTTATGATTCAACTGATGATGGTGATATTACAACTGTAAATTCCTACGATAATTTCAACTACGCTAGAGAGATTAAAGCGATTGATGGAATTCAAAATTCTGATATTATTGATATTCGTCCTAGAGTTTCTAACTTTACAACTTCGGCAGGATCTAGATCTCCATTAGAATTTTTAGGAAGATCATTTAATCAATCGGGAAATTCTTCAACAAATATTTTAGCATCTAATGAGTCTATTTTGATTGATTTTTCTTATTATTTGGGAAGAATTGATAGAATTTTCTTAACAAAAGATGGAAAGTTCCAGGTGAAATATGGAACTCCATCGGATAAACCAGAAAGACCTGTTCATGTAGATGATGCTCTAGAAATAGCAACTATTTCTCTTCCCCCATATCTGTATAATAATACTCAAGCAGTAATAGAATTTTTAGAGTATAAGAGATATCGTATGATCGATATCAAGCAACTAGAAAATAGAATCAAAAATTTAGAATATTATACTTCCCTATCATTGTTAGAAACAAATACTGCAAATCTTTTTGTCCCCGATGCAGACGGGTTGAATAGATTTAAATCTGGTTTTTTTGTTGATAATTTCAATTCATTCAAACCTCAAGATAGTCTTATTCCATTTAATAATAGTATTGATAGGAAACGCAAAGAACTTAGACCAAAGCATTATACAAGTTCTATAGATCTGATTCCAGGACCAGTTGTAAATACGGATCCAAATAGTGATCTTGCATTTACACCGGTTGAAGGAAATAATGTGAGAAAACAAAATGATGTTATTACCTTAGATTATGCTGAAGTTGAATGGTTAAAACAATCTTTTGCAACAAGAAGTGAGAGTGTAACTCCTTTTCTAATCAGTTTCTGGCAGGGGACTCTTGAGTTAACTCCTTCATCAGATACTTGGGTTGACCCTGTAAGACTTCAGGCAAAAATTATTCAGGCTGAGGGTAATTATGCAGAAACAATGGCTGATGCTGCTAGAACATTAAATGTTGACCCTCAAACTGGATTTGCTCCTATTGTTTGGGATGCATGGACAACAAACTGGACAGGCACTGATGTTATACCAAGTACAGGAACTAGAACAGAGTCTAACTCAACAACTTTTGGTAGGGGTGGATGGATCAATGGTGGATCTGGAGGTCCTGCAGAAAGAATTGAAAGGACTACTACAAGAACAATAGAAGAGCAAATTGAAACAACAGTTCAGAATGGAGTAGAATCTAGAAACGGATTGAGAACAATTGTTGTTGAAGATTTTGAGAGAACTTCCGTTGGAGATAGGGTTGTAAGTAGAGATATTATTGCAAATATGAGATCTAGAAACATTCAATTTGTTTCCAAGAGAGTTAAACCTCTTACTAGGTTATATGCATTTTTTGATGGAAATGATGTTACAAAATATTGTGTTCCAAAATTACTTGAAATTTCTATGACAAATGGAACATTCCAAATTGGAGAAACTGTAGAAGGAACTGTAATTAGAACAGGTCTGAATCAAAACACAAATAATACAACACCAAGTATAACTTTTAGAGTTGCTCAGTCAAATCATAGGGAAGGTCCATATGATTCTCCAACAATAACTTTCCCAGAAAATCCATATAATGGAACGGTTCTTCCTGCAAACTATTCATCAACCTCAACAATTTTAAATGTTGATACTTTTTCTCTTTCAAATGAACCCCAGGGACAATATTATGGATGGGTTGAATCTGGAATGGTTCTTACAGGGAAAACTAGTGGAGCGCAAGCAACAATTACTAATTTGAGACTTGTTTCTGATCTTTCTGCAACTTTAATCGGAAGTTTTTATATTCCAGATCCAAATAATATTAATCATCCCAAGTTTGAGACTGGAACAAAAGTATTCACTTTAGTTAATGATATTAATAATGATCAAAATGCAGCAACTACTATTGCTGAAGAAGCATATACTGCTGCTGGAACTCTTGAAACTGTTCAAGAAAATATTATTTCTATTAGAAATGCAAGGATTGAACAAAAGCAAGAGTTTGCCGAGAGACCTGTTAATAGAACTCTTGGAACTCAAGTTGTTTCGAGTAGAGTAATAGGTGAGTCTTCATCAGAAAGAACTATTGGGTGGTATGACCCACTTGCACAATCTTTCTTGGTTGAGGATGACACTGGAGTATTCTTAACTAAATGTGAAGTATTCTTTAGATCCAAAGATGATATGGATATTCCAGTTGTATTCCAACTGAGAACTATGAAAAATGGATTCCCAACTCAAAAGGTCCTTCCTTTCTCTGAAATTGTCTTAGATCCGGGTGATGTTCAGACTTCAGCAGATGGATCTGTAGCAACTACATTTGAATTTAAAGCACCTGTTTATCTTGAGGGTAGAAATAACGAATATGCAATATGTTTGGCATCTAACTCCACCAAATATAGTGTTTATATTTCAAGAATTGGTGAAAATGATCTTCTTTCAGATACATTTATTTCTAATCAACCATATCTTGGATCTCTCTTCAAATCTCAAAATGCTTCTACATGGGAACCAAGTCAGTGGGAAGATCTTAAGTTTACTCTTTATAGGGCAGATTTCTTAGAGTCTGGTTCTGTTGAATTCTACAGTCCAGAACTTACTGAAGGTAATAATCAAATTCCAACCTTGATGCCGGATTCTTTAGTATTCAACTCAAGAAAAATAAGAGTTGGTCTTGGAACAACAATTGCTGATAGTGGATTTGCGAATGGAAATACATTCTCTCAACAGAAAACAAATGCAACGGGAAATCTTGTTGGAACTGCTGGTTCTGCGACAAGTGATTTAACAATTACAAATGCTGGTATTGGATATACCCCAAGTAGTGGTGCATTTACTTTCTCTGGAGTAAATCTCGTATCAATCAGTGGCAATGGTAGAGGAGCTACTGCCAATATCACTATTAATAACGGAGTGGCAGTCGCAGCAACAGTTGCAAACGGTGGATCTGGGTATCAAGTTGGAGATGTTCTTGGAATTACAACAATTGGCGTTTCCTCTGTTGGTAGAAATGCAAGATTTTCTGTAGTTTCTATTGGAATGACTAGTGAACTTATTCTCGATAACGTTCAGGGTGAATTTATTGTAGGATCTGCTAATACTATTTTCTACACAAACAGTTCTGGAATTACGACAGAATTAAATTATTCAAATGGCGGAGATGTTCAAATATCAGCAATTAATGTTGATTCTGATGGATTGCATGTCAAAGTAAATCATCAAAATCATGGAATGTACTTTGATAACAACCTTGTTAAAATTTCTGGAGTACAATCTGACATAAAACCAACAAAACTAAGTGCTGCTTATAATGTTGGATCTGTTGGTGCAATTTCTGTTGATAGTGCAGTAAACTTTTCAACATTTGAAAATGTTGGAGTTGGTACAACTAATGTTGGATTGATACGTATTGGAAATGAGATTATTGAATATACTAATGTTTCTGGAAATACTATTGGAGGAAATATTGTAAGAGGTGTTAATCCAAAAACATATCCCGTAGGAACTCCAGTATACAAATATGAACTCAATGGTGTCAGTTTAGCAAGAATTAATAAAACTCATGATTTATCTAATGTAACTATTAATAATCCGATCACTTTTGATTCTTATCATATCAAACTTGATATGTCAGAAAAATATAATGTTAATAATGACGATAGAAGTGATGATAGTGGATATCCAAAACTTTATGTTGGACAAACAAAATCTGCTGGTGGATATGAAATAAAAGCATCACAAAATATGCCGTTTGAAATTATTACACCATCTGTTCAAAATATCACTATAAGAGGAACTAACTTAACTGCAGAAGTTAGAACCACCACAAGTCAGTCATTAAGTGGCAATGAAATTCCATTTATCGATGCTGGATTTGAATCTGTTACTCTGAACAAGTCAAATTACTTGGAGACTCCAAGAATGATTTGCTCAAAAGTTAATGAAGATATTCAACTTACGAACATTCCTGGAAATAAATCAATGAATTTGAGATTATTCCTCAATACTACTGATACAAGATTGAGTCCGGTTATTGATGCACAGAGAGTTAGTACTATCTTAACTTCAAATAGAGTCAATAATATAATATCAAATTATGCAACGGATAGCAGAGTAAATGGAATCTTCACAGATCCTACTGCATGTCAATATATTTCTAAAGAAATTATTTTGGAAAATCCAGCTTCTTCATTAAAAATTCTTTTGAGTGCTCATATTAATGAAAACAACGATATCAGAGCATTTTATGCCATTAGTGATAAGCAAGGATTTGAACCAATATTTGAGCCATTCCCCGGATATGAAAACCTCAATAGTAAAGGTCAGGTGATTTCTCCAGAGAATAATAATGGACAATCTGATGTTTTTGTGCCAAAAACAAACTTTAAAGGATTTGAAGGAGAAACTTTAGAATACAGAGAGTATACATTTACTGCAGATCAACTTCCATCATTCAGATCTTACAAAATTAAGATCGTAATGACATCTACTGATCAAGTATATGTACCAAGAATGAAAGATTTAAGAGTCATTGCTTTAGCATAATATGAAATACTATGGTGTAGAAGGTCATGCAGACTTTGCAAGGGATCCAGAAACAAATTCTATCGTAAATGTAAATTCATTTGAATATCAGCAATACATCTCAAGACGCAAAGTTAAAGATAAAAAGAATCAAAAAGTACAAACTATTGAAGAAAAAGTTGCTAGTATGAAAAGTGATATTGATGAGATTAAATCAATCCTAAAGGAGTTGCTCAATGGACCCAAATAAAATTAATCTTGAAAACCTTACAAAAAGTTTTGAATATATAAAACTTTCAAATGAAATAGATAGTTGTGAAAATATTGAACAACTTAAAAATATTGCAAAGTGTTTTTGTAAACTTTATTATAAGCAGCAAGAAACTCTTTCTATTATAGGAATACCAAATGCCGAGTAAAAACATAACCTTTGATCTAGATGCAGGAGTACCAAAGGCAGCAAATCTGACTATTCATACTGGTTCTGATTTTTCTGCAACCTTTAATGTTGTTGGACTTTCAAATTCACCATTTAATTTTGAGAATTGGACAGGATCTTCTCAAATGCAAAAAAGTGCAGGCATTGGTGCAACTACAGTTCCAACCGCAACATTTACAGTCGGATTTACTAGTGCGGCTGGCGGTAAAGTAAAAATATCACTAGGATCTACTGCAACAAGAAATCTACAGGAAGGAAGATATATTTACAACCTTTTAGTTAGTTCTGGTTCAACAATTTATAGTTTGGTTAACGGAAATATCTTAGTTATTCCAGGAATTTCTTCTGCACCCTAAATACCATTAGGAAAACTTGTAAATAAATGGCTCAACCAACAAGTAGAACAGAATTGATAAACTACTGTAAAAGGCAGTTGGGAGCTCCTGTTTTGGAGATTAATGTTGCCGACGAACAAATTGACGACTTGATCGATGATGCCCTTCAATTTTTTCATGAGAGACATTTTGATGGAGTAACTCAAACTTTTCTGAAGTATAAGATTACGCAAGCAGATATTGATAGAGGTAGAGGTAGAGGAGGAAATAATCCTATCGGTATTGTAACTACTAGTGCAAGTACGACAATAGATGGATCATCTGTTCAATTTGATTATGAGGAAAATAGCAATTATCTGCAAGTTCCCCCATCTGTTATAGGAGTTCAAAAGATATATCATTTTGATGGATCAAATACTGTAACAAATAATATGTTCAGTGTTAAATATCAATTATTTTTAAATGATATTTACTATTGGGGATCCACTGAACTTTTAACATATGCAATGGTAAAAACTTATCTTGAAGATATTGACTTTCTACTCACAACCGAAAAACAAATTAGATTCAATCAAAGAATGGATAGATTATATCTAGATATTGATTGGTCAAGTGTTACTGTAAATGACTATTTGGTAATTGATTGTTATCGTTTATTAGATCCAAATGATTTTAGCAGAGTTTGGAATGATTCTTTTTTAAAGAAGTATTTGACTGCTTTAATAAAGAAACAGTGGGGTCAAAATCTAATTAAGTTTCAAGGAGTCAAACTTCCAGGTGGAGTTGAATTAAATGGTAGACAAATATATGATGATGCTCAGAAAGAAATTGATATGATAATGGAAAAAATGTCAAATACTTATGAACTTCCTCCCTTGGATATGATCGGTTAAAAGTATGCTTAATCCATTTTTTCAACAAGGATCAAGATCTGAGCAAAATCTTATTCAAGATTTAATCAACGAACAGTTGAGGATGTATGGTGTAGAAGTACATTATCTTCCCAGAAAATATGTTACAGAAAAAACGGTATTGAGAGAAGTTATTCAGTCAGTATTTGATGATGCATATCCGATTGAAGCATATGTAGAAAACTATGAGGGATATTCCGATAATTCAGTATTACTATCAAAGTTTGGTATTCAGCAAACTCAAGAAGTAACTTTAATAATTTCAAAGGAGAGATGGGAGACATATATCCAACCTTTAATCAAAAATGAAACAAACATTAAACTATCAACTAGACCAAAAGAAGGGGATTTGATTTATTTTCCTCTCGGAGATCGTTTGTATGAAATTAAATATGTTGAGCACGAAAAACCATTTTACCAATTACAAAAAAATTATGTTTATGAGTTGAGATGCGAACTCTATAGATATGAAGATGAACTTATAGATACTGGAGTTGATAGTATTGATGATATTTTGGTCGGAAATAATGAAGAAGGACTTACAGAAGATGGAATTTCTACAATTTTAGGTCCAACTCAAACTCTTACTCTTGTTGGAGTTGGAGTTACTGCTACAGCAACTGCAAGTTTTGTCAATGGCGGAATTCGATATATTACAATTACCAATAGAGGAGGAGGATATAGTAGTATTCCCACAATTGGTATTTCTTCAGCGCCAATCGGCGGAGTCACTGGAGTTGCAACTGCAAGAATGATTGGTGGAATTAATGTTTGCAACTTAAATGTAAATGCAAGTCTAAAATCAGTACAAAATGTAGATATTGTAAATGCTGGTTCTGGTTATACAGTTGCACCACTAATAAGATTCTTTGGTGGAGGTGGATCTGGAGCAGCTGCTACAGCTTCTATAGGTGATGGTGTGATTGGTGTAGTTACTGTCACTTCTGGTGGTTCTGGTTACGTTACAGCACCAACAATTACCTTCACTGGAATATCAACAGTTTCTGCTGCGGCGACAGCAGTTGTTAGTGCTGCCGGAACAATCACTGCAATCAATATAACAAATACCGGACTTGGATATACAGAGGCACCTACAATAACAATTTCAGATCCGAACACTGGATCATTTGGAGATTTTGTATTTAATGAACTTGTTACTGGGTCAATAAGTGGAACAACAGCAAGAGTTAGAACTTGGAACTCTTCCACAAATATTCTTGAAGTTTCTAATATTACAGGATCATTTAGTATCGGGGAAAATATAGTTGGATCAACATCTGGAGCTTCTCACGGACTTCGTATTATAGATACAAATCCAACAAATGATGGATTTTCGGATAACTTTGACATTGAGACAAGTGCAGATTCTATTATAGACTTCACTGAGCAAAACCCATTCGGAATTCCATAAATAAAAATTAACTTAGTTAAATAATAATATAATAAGGTACAAAAATGTTTGAGTATTTTTACAACGAAATTTTAAGAAGAACCATTATTTCTTTTGGTACTTTATTTAATGAGATATCAATAAAACATAATGATTCTTCCGATAACGTAGTTAGTGTTATAAAAGTACCTCTTGCATATGGACCGACTCAAAAATTTCTTGCTAGATTAGAGCAATCTGCAGATTTAAATAAATCATCATCTATGACATTGCCTAGAATGTCATTTGAGTTTACTGGTTTAGTTTATGATCCTTCTAGAAAAGTTACTACAACTCAACAGTTTGTTGTAAAGGATCCTACAAATGGAACGGAAACAAAAAAAATGTATATGCCCGTTCCGTATAATATGCAATTTGAATTAAGTATTATGTCAAAACTTAATGATGATATGCTTCAAATTGTAGAGCAAATATTGCCTTATTTTCAACCAGCATATAATCTCACAGTAGAACTTGTTGAGGGCATTAAAGAAAAACGTGACATTCCGATTGTTTTAGAAAACATAACTATGCAAGATGATTATGAGGGTGATTTCACATCTCGCAGAGTTTTACTTTATACTTTAAGATTTACTGCTAAAACCTATCTTTTTGGTCCAGTATCTTCTGCCTCTAAAGATATTATCAAAAAAGCAACCATCAGTTATCTTACTGGTACAGATGTTTCTAATACCACTAGAGAAATTACATATACAGCAGAACCTAGAGCAACTAAAAACTATACCGGAAATATTATTACTAATATTTCAAATGATATCACAACAACGTCAACAGTATTTGAGGTTGATGATGCTAGTGGGTTAACGGTAAAAACATATATTGATCTTGAGGGTGAAGAATTATATATTAAGTCAATATCTGGTAATAAAATTACAGTTCTTAGAGGTCAAGATGGAACCACTATTACATCTCATCTAAAAGGGGCACCTATTAAATCAATCACTTCTACAGATGATGCTTTGATAGAGACTGGAGATGATTTTGGATTTAGTGGTAGTCTGTAATGAAGATGACAAAAAAATTTGATAAGTTAAATGAAACTTTTGATGTTGATGGGGATATAGTACCTATTGAGATTGAAAAAATTCCAAACAAAAAAGAAGAATCTGTGTTTTCTTCAGATGATATTAAAAAAGATTATGATTATACAAGAGGAAATCTTTATTCACTAATAGAGAAAGGACAAGAAGCCATAAATGGTATTCTTGAACTTGCTCAAGAAACTGAGCAGGCAAGAGCATATGAAGTTGCCGGTCAACTAATTAAAAATGTTGCAGATGCAACTGACAAGTTAATGGAACTTCAGAAAAAACTTAAGGATGTTGAGGAAGAAAAACAAATAAAAGGTCCATCAAATGTAACCAATGCACTTTTTGTTGGATCGACAGCAGAGTTAGCAAAGATGTTGAAAAATGGACTGAAAGAGGATAATAAATAATAAGACAGGGAGAGAAATCCCAAAGTACAAAGGTTACTAATAAAATGCCAAAGGACTTGCCCTCTATTGATGATTTTATTGACGAAAAAAATAATTTATCGTCAATTGATGATTATATCACGGAAGAACCTGACGAGAGTCTTCCCTCTGTTGAGGATTTTGTTGAGCAAGAAGAGGAAGATATTGAAATTGAAGAAGATATAATAGTAGACGAAAAAACAGACTTAACAGAAATTATACGTCTTATCAATGACGTAAGAAGAGATATACCTGATATTCCAGAAATTAAATATTATGATGATCAATTAGAAAAACTTACAGAACAGATTTTAAGTTTTCCTAAAGTAAAATATTATGATCAAGAAGTAGAAGCAATATGTGAGCAGATAGATCTTATTAAGGAAGAAATTAAAGATCTTCCCGAAGTCAAGTATTATGATAATCAGGTTAATCAAATTGAAAATAGGATTGACGCCCTTCAAACCGAAATTGTCAATTTACCAGAAGTAAAATATTATGATTCTGAAATTGAGGCAATTTGCGAAGCAATTGATAAGGTTAGATCTGAAATTCCAATATTTCCAAAATGGGTAAATGAGATAAATGAGGTTCCAGACTTTTCTTGGATTGGAAAAACTTTTAGTGTAATTGATGATGATTTTATCAAAGTAAATGATACAATCGACTGTCTCAGAGAAAAAGTAAACTTCAACATTGATGAGTTATCTGAAGATATTGATAAAAAATATTTTGAAAATTCGGTTAAGATTGATTCTGAGATCATCAATTTAAATGAAAAGATTGATAGACAGATTAATGAAGAAAAAGAAAAGATATGGAAGGAAATAAAAGCATCTTCACTAAAACTTTGGGAGTATCATAGAGAGTTTAAAGATGATGATAGAAAATTAAAGAAACAAATTCTCGGAGAATATAATAAGTTAAAAGAAAATATTAACAAAGAACTAAAAAAAGTTAATGAAGAAAGTGTAAAAACTGATGAACTTCTTTTAAATTATTTTAATGAACTGAAAGAGGAAATATCAAATCTTCCTGAAGTTAAATATTATGATAAAGATATTGATTATATAAAATCCGACGTAAAAAGTTTATATAAACTTGTTGAAGATATTAAAAAATTTCAAAAAGAATTACAGGAGCAACAAAAAACTTTATCTGAAGAAATTCAAGAACAAGGGACATTACTTGCAGATCCTCCAGATGTTGACAATGAAGATCCGCTAACTCCTATTGATCAAAATTTTGTAACTTTAGATCAGCTACAAAAACATTATAAATTATTTGTAGAAAGAGTTCAATATCAACTATCTTCAATTGGTGGTGGTGGAGCTGGATTCATTAAGGATCTTGATGATGTTGAATTTGATCAAACAACCGGAAACAACAAACTTTTAATCTTTGACCAAACAAGATCAAAATGGGTTGGTATTGCTAGTACCTCATTAAGTGGATCAACTGCTCTTGTAGATTTAACAGATGTAGACACTTCAAATTTAGGAGATGGTAGGTTTTTAAGATACAATGCATCTTCTTCAGAATTTACTTTTGCTCCTGTATCTGCTTCCAATTTAGAACTTATTGCAGGAGATATTCAATCCGGAATCTTAACAACAAATTCCACATCTACAGCAACTATTATATCCGTGAGTGCTTCCACATATAGGTCAGTAAATTATCAAGTTCAAGTTTCGGATGGAACTAACTTTAATATGACAACTATCAACGTCATTCATGATGGTTCTACTACATATGTGTCAGAATACGGAACAATCAATCAACCGGTTGGAATCGCCACTTTTTCTACAGACATTGACTCGGGATCTTTGAGGCTTCTTGGATATCCTTCTGCAGCAACAACGACTACATTTAAAGTTATTTTTACTGCTATAGAAGCATGAAAACATTTAAACAATTCCAAGAAGAGTGGAGTAATAAATATAAAAAGAACATCGATTGTTCTAATCCCAAAGGATTCTCTCAGAAGGCGCATTGTGCCGGAAGAAAGAAAAGAGCAAGAGGTGAGACTACTAAATCAAAACCAGTTGAATGAAAAAGAACGGACGCTGCCCTGCAGGACAATATTACTGCTATACGAATAAGGAATGTAGACCCATTCCAGCAGGATTTATGGTTGATCCTGAGGGAATGCTTCGTAAAGAAAATGGGGCTTCTGTTGATGAAGGAACTCTTCATAAATGGTTCAAGTCATCAAAATCTAAGGATGGAAAATCTGGTTGGGTAAATGTAGTTACAGGAGGAACCTGTGCTAGTGATGAACCTGGAGAAGGAACTCCCAAATGTGTCTCATCGGCAAAAAGGGCAAGTATGTCTAAAGCAGAAAGACTTTCTGCATCAAGAAGAAAGAAAAAAGCAGATCCAGGACAACAACAAAAATCTGGTGCTGCTAAACCAACATATGTTTCAACCGATAAACCTAAGAAAAAAATGAACGAAGCACAAGAAAGGGATCATGAATATTCTATGGCACGTTCCCAACTTTCTACGGTAATGAGTGCTGCTAAGAGATTGAAAAGTAAAATGGCAAAGGGTGAAGGTAATGTTGAAGCATGGGTTCAATCTAAAATTACTAAAGCAGCAGATTATTTAGACTCTGCAGCAGATTATGTTGATAGTGGAGAAATGAAAGTAAAAGAAGAGTTCATAACTCTTCCTTTGGAGATTGAAATTCCCACAAATATTAGAGACTTTAATCTTGGATTAATGTTCAGAGAGAGTCTGGATTTTAATAAGGGAATGTTGTTTATTTTTGATGAAGTTGGTCAAAAATCATTTCATATGACAGAAACTAAAATTCCTTTAGATATAGCATTTATCACTAAGGAGGGTTTTATTGATAGTATCAAAAAATTAGAGCCATATGATGAAAATCCAGTTTACTCTGAGGGAGAAGTTTTAAGTGCTTTAGAAGTGAATAGAGGTTGGTTTGAAGAAAATAACATTGAAGTTGGTGATCAAATAATTGTAGAACAAAACGATGTTAAAGGAAAGGGTAGTGGTAAGAAGGATGCCTGTTATCACAAAGTCAAATCTCGTTATTCTGTTTGGCCAAGTGCATATGCGTCAGGAGCACTGGTCAAATGTCGTAAAGTCGGTGCAGCAAATTGGGGAAATAAATCTGAAGAAACCGACTATAAACTTAATGAAAAATGTTGGCCTGGTTATGAAAAAAAAGGAATGAAAAAAATGTTTGGAAAAAAATATCCAAACTGTGTTAAAAAAGAAGAAGTTCAGTGCAATAATACGAAGAAAGGTAAAGAATGC